TCGAGAGCGCCGCAACGACCCTCGCCGGTCGTGTGACGACTGCTGAGTCCGACATCAACGCCATCGAGTCCGCAGCGACCACGCTTGCTGGCCGTGTGACGACCAACGAAGGCGACATCGACGCCCTCGAGTCCCGCGCAGGCACCATCGAATCCGCAGCCACAGCTCTCACCTCCCGCGTTTCCGCGCTCGAGACCGAGATCGACGGCGGCAGCTTCTAGGTAGCCCTTCCCCCAATAGCGGTGGCGCGGTTCCAACCCGCGCCATCGCTCCTGCAGCCGCTGAAAACTTAAAACTTAAAACTTCCCAATGGTCCTCAAGGTCAAACGCACCACCGTCGCAGGCCGCATCCCCACCGCGAACCAAGTAGCCACAGGCGAACTCGCCTTGAACTTGGCCGACCGCCGCCTCTACAGCAAAGACCACACCAACGAAGTTTTCCGCCTCGCCCGCCCCCGCGACCCGAGCGACTACCAGCTCCTGCACGCTGCGGACGGCGACGACCTCTACCTCGGCCGCCTCGCCTGGGCAGACTTCCCCGCCTCCGGCCCCGCCGAGGACGCCGCAGAGTGGACCATCTACAAAATAACCACCAACTCCGCAGGCGATGTCGTCGCGGAGACCTCCGCGCAAGGCGCGTGGAGTAGCAAGCTCTCACTCTCTTACAGCTAAAACATGATCGCCACACCCATCCTCTCCGGTGCCTCTGGCACAAAGACCCTCGCGGTATTCACTCCCCGCCATAGCTCGCCGCCAGCGACTCTGTTTGCCACTCTCGACACGCGAAACTCGGTTGCCGTCCTCGATTTTGACGATGCCACCATCGAGAGCGCGATCTTCCCGTCAATCGTCCCAGAGGCGGCAGACCTCGCCAGCGGCCTGAGCGTAAACATCACATGGACGGCCACCACCGCCCCCACCGGCACCGCCGAATCCTCCACCGGTTGGACGATCACCCGCATCACCACCGATGCCGATGGGTCGGTCACGGCCACCCAATCCGCAACCGGCGCGTGGTCTTCCAAAGAATCTCTTTCCTACTCCTAACCCAAAAAACCCACCACCATGACAGCCACCACTCCACTCCAAATCGACGGCAAAACCTACGACCGCTTCTCACTCAATCTCGCCATCACCGGAAGCTACAAAGCCGACGGATCGCAAGACGCCAGCATCGCCATGCGCCTCGTCCCCACGCGCCTCGTCCCCGCCACCGACGAATCCCCCGCGTCAGTCGAAACCGCCGACTCCGCAGCCATCGGCCTCCTGCGCGGCCACCTCTCCGAAGTCGCCGACCCCGCCGAGCAAGCCGCCGTCGCCGCGATCCAGAGCGCACTCCAAACCCTCATCGCCGCGAAAGGACTCTAAACCATGGCCCTCATCACCTCTGCAGCCAGCGGCAACTTCAACGCAGGCGCGACATGGACAGGCGGCGTCGTCCCCGGCTTCGGAGACGAAGCCCGCGCCAGCACCGGCCACACCATCACAATCACCGCCAATGCCACTTGCGACGAAGTTTCCAACGCAGGCACGGGCATTTTCACTCTTAATGATGGCGTCACGCTCACCGCCAATGTCACCCACAAATCCACGACCAACTCGCGCAACTGCATGCAACTTATTTCCGGCTCTGCAAATATTGTCGGCAATGTGATTGGTGGCCCTGGCGGCACGGGCGTTGGCGTGTTATTTTCTGGTGGTTCCTTAACAATCACCGGAAATGTCACCGGTGGAGCAGCTGGATCGTCCGTTGGTGTGCGAAATTCCGGAGTTGGAACTTTAACAATTATCGGCAATATTACAGGGTCTGCGACTTCCGATGCTTTTGGAGTGTTAAATTCTGTCGGTGGAAATGTCATAGTTACAGGCGTTGTTGGTGGCGCGATTGTTTCGGGTGGCTCGGTAGTTTCTAGCTCTTCTGGAATAAGTAACGCAGGTTCAGGAACTGTCACGATTACAGGTATTGTCGTGGGAGGAAACTTTGCGCCGGGAATATCCAATACCAGCACAGGAACGGTCATAGTAACCCGAGCCAAAGGAAATGCCTACGGGCCCGGCAACACATCTGGCCTCGCCGCCGCAGTCGGTGCAGCCAACGCTGGCCTCGGAGTTATCGAAATTGAAGAACTTGAATACGGAACATTCGGCATGTCGCCCACTAGCGGCACAGGCATCTGCCTAAAGAAAGCAAACAGCAATGTCGTGGTTTTCAATTATGTGAATTCGGGGTCGGCAAAGACTCTTATCGACGCCACGCAAAACGCCGCCATGCCAGCCGCCAGCAATGTCCGCAGCGGCGTGAGCTACGCGAGCGGCGCACTCACCGGATCATGTGCAGTCCCAGCCGCAGGTTCAGTGGCGCTGGGAGTCCCTGTTGACAACACAACAGGCACGGCAGTGCTAACCCCAGCCGCCGTCTGGAGCCACGCCACCCGCACGATCACGGGCGGAACGGTCGATACTTTGACCAATGCGCCAACCGTGCCAAGCGCCGCTTCAATCCGTGCTGAAATCGACAGCAACAGCACACAGCTCGCAGCCATCAAGGCAAAGACAGACAATCTCCCCGCCTCACCAGCAGCGACCGGAGACATCCCGACCGCCGACATCACCGCGATCAAAGGCAAAACGGATCTGCTCGAGACAACCCGTTTGGCGCAGTGCAGCACCGTCGCCACCACCGGAGCCCAACTCGCCGCCGCGCTGAGCTAACAATGGACACCCACCAAGCCACAGCCAGCTTCACCGGCCTCGTCGCTACGGCGACGGGGCTGACGGTCTCCATGCTGCCAGAACTGGAAGCCTGGCTCCGCATTGCCTCACTCCTCATCGGCTGCGCGGTCGGTCTCGCGTCCCTCTACGCCATCCTCAGAAAGAAGTCCCCGCCCCACGACTCTTAAAACTTAATTCTTAAAACTTAAAACTCCCTCCCCCCCCCCATGAATAAAATCCTCTCGCACTTAAAACAACCGTCCACCTTTCGCGGCCTCGCCGTGCTCGGCGGCCTCGCCGGATTAAGCCTCTCTCCCCAACATTGGGAAGCCATCGCATCCGCCGTGGCAGGAGTCATCGGCCTCATCGAGGTTTTCCGCAACGAGAAGAAATGACCAGCCCCGCCCAAGTCGCCGCAAGCGCCCTGCTCCTCGGCTATATTTTTCTGACCATCTCCTTCCTCACCGGCTGCACCACGCTCGGCGTCAGTCTCGAAACCGACTACGGCAGGTTTTCTTACACCCTCCCCGAAATCCCCGCCCTCAAGGATAAATGACCACAGAGGACACAGAGAGCACAGAAGCGGAACTTAAAACTTAATTCTTAAATCTTAAAACTCCTGATGCTCCCCCCGAGCCGCCCCCAACAAGCCAAATCCAAAACGCAAGCCATGCTGACAAAAGCTCGCGTGGCCGATGAAGTCGCGCTGGTGGGCATCCGAGGCTACTACCGCGACAGCATGGGCGAGGTCGGCAAGAACGACCGAGGCATCTACGACGACGCCATTTTTATCGTGTCGCCAAACGCCTACGCCACCTTCAACGCCAACACCGATCCCTCGATCCGCCGCGCAGGCATCGCGGTCTTAAAGCCCGGAGTCCACCGCTACCGCAAGGGGAAGCACGGCCTCTCCAAGCCCGGCGGCGGCTACCCCGCCCTCCGACCCGCCACGCCTGGCGAACAACTCCCCGTGACCCGCGACGGCGAAGGCGAAGGCGACAGCATGGGCATCGCCATCAACATCCACAAAGGCGGCACCCGCACCACCAGCAGCGAAGGCTGCCAGACGCTCTACCCTAGCCAGTGGCCTGCGTTCGTCGCCCTCGTCTATTCCGAAATGGACCGCGCCGGTCAGAAGACAATCCCCTACCTGCTCGTCGAGGAGGGCAACGCATGAGCCGCCTGCGCAAACCCAAATCCTCCCCACCGAAAGACCGCGAAGCCATCATGCTCCAGGTGCGCTCCTTGCTTGCCGAGCATTTCGATGTCGGCATTGCCGTGGTCTCTTGGGAGGACGGCGGCGAGACCTACTACATGGATTTTAAGTATGGCAACGATTACGCCGCCCGCGCCCTGTGCCGCGAGGCCGACGAAATTTTGTGGCCTTACGAAACCGAAGACGACGAGGAGGACGACGAATGAAAACATCATGGAGTTCCATCGCCCGCGAACAAGCGGACAAATCTCACAAGACCGAAGTGGACGCGCTCAAGGCCAAGCTCGCCCAATACCAAGCCAGCGTCGAAAATTTAGAGAAGCAACTCGGCATCGCGCTCTCGCTTGGCAAAACCCGCATCCGCCCGCAGCCGCTCTCGGTCAACATGAACGACAAGGCCGAAGCCGTCGCCATCGCGCTCGCCAGCGATTGGCATGTGGAAGAGACGGTCGAAGCAGCATCGGTCAACGGCCTCAACGAATATCGGCTCCCCATCGCCAAGACCCGCATCGAGAAATTTTTCAGCACCATCGCCCGCCTTACCGAGATCGAGCGCCACGGAGCCAAGATCGACGACCTCATCCTCTGGCTCGGCGGCGACTTGATGACCGGAATGATTCACGAAGAACTCGCCGAGTCTAACAGCAAGACGCCCACCCAAGTCATCCTCTGGCTGCAAGACCGCCTCGCCGACGGCCTCGCCACGCTCAAGCCCCACTTCAAGCGCATCCTCATTCCGAC